TCTACTGCCGAAGCCTCCCAAGCAACTTTGCCTGCGATTTGATCCTCTTTAAGTTTTGTTTTAGCTTTAATCTCTGTAACAGCTAATTCAGCTTTTGCTTTTTTAGTGTCAACAAAACCTTTAATCGTGTCCCCGACTATGGAGGCGAGAGGACCGACAAGTAGATTGAACATTAAATAACTTTTAGTATTACTATTACAACTACAACAGCGCCAATCACCATTGCAACTCTTTTTTTATCAAGTCTTTTCCAGACCATTTTTGCTTTATCTATCATTTAGTTTCTCCTCTAAAATACGCCTTTGAAAGGCACTTTTTTGATTTGCATTTTACTACGCTGACCTTTTGGTCCTGCGCCTAAGTTTTCTACAACTCTAGGTCCATCGATAGTCACTTCAGCTGTAGACACATTAGTTTGTGTGTTCTTGTTTGCCATATCATCGTTTACAACGGTCATTTTAGCATTTGGATAAAGTGATCCATTTATATATTTTGCTTTCATGTTTTACTCCTAATGTATTGTTGGGTTTAGTAAACCTACTAAGTCCCCCAAGTTTGCTTCCATTAAATCGTTAGCCTCAGTGTTTGTAAAATTATCATAATACAGCAACTTAGCCACACTAATCATAGCGCCAGCTAATAATATACAATCTTGCTGTGATTTGCCACTGTTTTCTACAATTTTTAATAAAACATTAAAAAATCTTCTAATTTGTTTATCAGCTTCCGTTAAATTTTCATTTTTTTCTTTTAAAATAATAGGAGCTATCTTTATTTTACTCATTTAATTATCAAACTTAACATTTTTATTAACATCTACTGTTTTTGGTTGTTTTTGTTTACTTAAATTAACATTTGCTCTTAATTGTGCAATATCTTCTTGTGAATCTATGCGATCAGCTGCTATATCCGCAGTTTGTTGCATTTTTTCTTCGTCTAAACCAAATCTAATTTGATCAGCCATTGATTTTCTCTCTAAATCACCTGCTTTTATGTTAATTTCTTGTTGCTTTAGATTTACTAAAGGGTCTTCACTGCCTTCATCTAGATATTCTTGTTCTTCTTGTACCATTTCAATAGTCATTTCCGCTACTTTTTCAGAAATTTGTTGTTCTAATGCTTCTTGTATTTGAACTTGCACTTCTGGAGGAATTTGACCGTTATATTGTTGTGCTGTTTGTTCTACAGTTTGTGCATTTTCTTCTTCTACTTCTTCTCTAGCTTGTAATCCTACGTGTTCCATAATATGCGCTTGTAATATTGCCATAGTAGGCGGATTGTTTTTAACTAAACTTGATGTCATAAAAGCTCTATGTGCATCCATGTGTGCTAAATGATTTTGTTGTCTAAATGCTATTAAAGATTGTCCTTTTAAAGAATTTGCATTTTCTACAGCAGGGTCTGCTGGTTGTGGTCCTTGAGGTGCTGGAAGTATAGCATCACTATCTTTAACACCTAAAGCTTGATACATTCTTCTATAAGCTTCATACATATTGTGAGAAGATGGATCAGCTTGAGCTAATTGTAATTGTGTTTGTGCTAAAGTAACACGCTGAGACATTGAAAAAATATTAGGGTCTGATACAGGGATTATATCAATGTCAGTACTAAAATCTTCTGCCTTTAAACTTTCTGTTGCATTTTCTCCTACATCATATGGATAGAAAGGAGGTAAACTTTCAGCGAAAATTTTTCCTAATAATTTAAACTCTTGTCTTTGAGCATAATGTAATCTTTTGTGAATAGCAGACATGACTCTCGCGCCACGTTCCATTAATGCCATTGTTGTTCCTACAGGAGCATTAGATCCTACACTATCTCCTATTTTTTGATCTGCAATTGCAGCGAATCTTGTACCTGCTTCAACACAAAAACCTAATAATTGAAATAAAGTACCACTTGGTTCTTTGTATGGTAAAGGAACTAATCCTTCTCTTAAACTTCCACCTGGAGCATCGACATCTCTAAACTCACCTGGCTGAAGAGGATTATCATCATCTTTAATTCTTAAACCTCTAGCTTTAAAACCAGCAGGTAGGTTAGCTAATGTACCAGCATCTAGTAATTGTCTAAGTGCTGCTGTTGCTGTTCTAGATAAACCACCCAACATGTGTATAAGACCAAATCCATAAAAACTAAAACCAGGTAAAAATTTATAGTGAACGAAGTGTTGTATTCTTTTAAAATCTGGGTCGTTTTCTCTAAAATTTTCTCTAATAGATAAAACTTCTTTGTTTTCTTTGCAAATTGTAACAATGTAAGGACAAGCAAAATCTTTTTCATAACCAGGTATCTCTAAGTCAACGTGCATCTCTAAGATAGTTAGTCTTCCATCTTTTTGATAACCTCTACTTGGTGAGAAACCTTCTATGTCTTGTATCTTTTGACTGATTTCATTATCACTCTCTTCAGAATCCATATCGAATTCAATATCTCTATAAAAGCCATTGAATTGTTTTTTCTTTAATTCGTTTTGAGGCATACGGATAATGTGTGTATATCTTCCAGATGTTCTTAAATCTACTGTGTTGTAAGATACTACAAAATCCGTAATTGGTATAAATCTTGAAACTGGTCTTTTTAAAATTTCATCGTAATAAACTTTTTTAAAACAACTTCCAACAATTGGAAGATAAAAAAGCATTTGGTCAAAGTCATCAAAGTATTCTTCCATACTTTCTGTAATTTGATAATTTAAAAATTCTTTTACTCTATTAGATTGTTTAACAGTGTCGTCTGTTTTCTCTCCAATAATTTGTGTTTTGACTGGACCACCAGACGGAAATAATTCTTTAATAGCTTGTGATTGAAATTGTACTGCACCCTCAATCATCATAGGGTGGTGAGCTGAACAGGCACCAGGAAAAGGATTTTGTGTTTCTTCTATTTTTAAACCTAGAAGGTCCATTCCTTTTTTAATGGTTTCTTCATATTCTTTTCTTGATTGTACGTCTGCCTCAAACGCCTCAATCAATTCATGAGATATTTCTTCTAAGACTTCATCATCTAAATCTTCTGCTATATTATCAGAAATAATACTACTAGGTTCTTCTATTGTTTCTTCTGTAACAATAGTTATTTCCTCTTCTATTAAAGGATTAACATCCCCTAGTCTTTCTCTAACCATTAAAATATTCCTTTAAACTTAGTCCCTTTTATTGCAATACCATTTCTCATTTTTACACTACCACTAGATGAGGAGGATGTCTTCTTCTTTTTTACCATACCACCATCTTTTTTTGTAACAGGTTTAGTTGTTAATTTGTTTTTAATTGAATCAAAATTTACTGTTTTATCTAATTTTGATTTTGCTGCTCCTAATTGAGTTTTTGCAAAATCCATACCTACTAATGCTTTTTGAACAGCCGCTTTACCAAATTTATTGTAGGCATCTTGTAATCCATCCATGCCTCTGCCTGAGTTTTCTTTTATAAACTTTTTAATAAAAGGTAAAGCTGTTTGAATTGTTTCTTTTTTTGAACCAACCATTAAAATACACCTTTAAACTTAGTTCCTCTTACTGCAGCACCTGTGCCTCTGGATTTAGGCTTAGACTTAACTCTCTTCTTGACAGCTCCACCCTTATTGTATTTCTTTGCTTTTACAGGATTCATTTTTTCTTGTACTGACTCTGGTAACATAGAGAAACCTTTCATTGCTTCTCCGCCATCTGCCATTTTAAGACCCATGTTTTTTTGACGAGCATTCATCATGCCACCCATGTTCTTTTTTACTGCGGTTGTACCTAAAATTTCTTTTACAGCCTCGTCAAATAATGCTAAGCCAGCTTTTCCAGCTGTTTTCAATGGTCCAGCCGCTGCCTTCACACCAATCTTAGCAAGTTGTGACGCACTAAAGTCTCCTTCTTGATATGCTTTTTTCATTTCAGGAAAACTGTTGTATCCCGCTGTTGATAAGAGGTAATTTCTCAATCCCCCACCCTTAATAGAAAGAGGATTTGCTTGTCCTAATATTCTTTTAACAATACCTTTTTTATTTACTTTTTCGTCTGCCATTATTTTTCTCCTTGTTCCTTCATGTGGTCAGACATCTCCTTGGCTCGATTAGGGGTCTGCTTCGCCCATCTCGAATCAAGCATCTGAACTGACGCTTCTGTATAATTAGGTGGACTGCACTTGAGTGCCTGCCACATCATCTTAAATTTAGAAACACCATTTCCTCCTAATTGAAATACCATCTCTGTTACTATATTTTGTGCTTCTTCATTTACTTCTGTTTTTTCACACATATACGTTGCAGTGTCTACTCCGTGTTGTAAGTCTTTTTTAAGGATATCTTCGAGATATTCTTTCTCGTATACCTTGCCGTCTTCCCAGTGGTCTTCCACACAGAGGTGTCCATAACCCACAGTTCTCTTGCCTAGGCTGTCTAAATACACCTGGTCACGAAAACCTTCGTGCCTCTTTACTGAGTCTAATAGTGATTCATTCATTACCAATAACTTCCCTTCGGTCCTGTTGACTCCTCAAAGGGAGCATCCTGTGGATGATTAACCATCCATCCTTTTCTTAATCGTATTAATGCTTGGGATGTTGAGTCTACCAAGTCATCGTGTTTTGTATTTGGAAACGCTGCACACTGAGATACGACCATCTCGGTCTCATCTGTATCTGGTGCGTAAACCCTGCCACTCTCAAAGAGAGGAGTTACAGAGTGTACTCTCGCTAGCTTATCCATGCGTTTCGGATTAAATGGGTGTATCGGCAGTCCAGTTCTCATGAGTTCCTGTACCAGCGATAGTCCACTAGCCTTTGCTTCCACTAGTATTAAATCTGGTTGATGATTATTATATAACGATATAGCTGCATTCTTGAGTTCAGGGAATGTTAGTCTCTCCCTAAAGGCATCCATAAGATACAAGTTGTATCCACCCTCACCACTAAACACACCCCACGTTGTGCAGGCTGAGTAGTCTGAGGTCTCGCTCACAGTGTAGGCTGTATCCCACGACTGTATAATGTAATCAAATTCTGGTGGGTGTTCTTTCTTCCAGTACTTCCACCACCATCGCTTGACGAGGTTACCCTCTTCAATAGACGGTTTTTGTGCGTAGAGTGAAGTCCACTCTCGTGTCCCTACGGTTTTCTTTATTTCTTCTAGACGCTCTAGGGGATAGGCATCCTCCCACAGTGGAGAGCCAACCTTTAAGTCTAGCATCTTTGCTGCCCTGTCGTCTAGTATAGCTGGGAACTCTACAATGTCCCAACCCTCGTGTCCTGTCTCTCTTAGTATCCATCCAGCCAAGTCATCCTCGTGCCATCTTGTTTGGATAACAATAACACTGCCACCTGGCATTAATCTTGTGTAAGCCGTTGACCTGTACCAGTCTAGGAGGTTACCCCTCATCGCTGCGGAGTCTGCCTCTTCTCTACCCTTGATGGGGTCATCAATTAATAATAAATGGGCACCTCTACCAGTAATAGCGGAGCCAGCACCCACGGCATAATACACTCCACCCTTCTGGGTGTGAAAGCGTCTTACACTAGCGGAGTCTGTAGCTAAATGTGTGTCTGGAAATACATCGGTGTATCTTGGGTCCTGAAGCTGGTTCCTGACCTTACGACCAAAGTCATCCGCCAGGTCCTGAGCATACGTTGAGCAGATAATATACTTATCTGGGTTCCTCCCCATATACCACGCTGGAAAGAATTCTGACGTTAGAATGGACTTACCGTGACGTGGTGGCATAAAGATTGCCAGTCTCTTGACCTCACCCCTCTCCACTGCCTCTAGCTTCTCAGCTAGCTTCTTGATGTGTGGTGGGGTTTTGTACTCCTCCATCTGAAACTTTGCGTAGCCGAGTAGGCTATCCTTAGCTTCATTGCGACTTTCTAGTTCTTTAACTCTGTCTACCAGTTGCTGGAGTTGTTGAATCTTTTCTTCTGTTGTGTTGGGTATCTGCATATGTATCGCATCCCTGCGTTTTCTTTTTTTGGGGGTTATTCCAAATCAATGGTAGGGTCGAAAAATAATGGGGTCATTTCTCCCATATAAGCACCCTTGATGTTGAACTCGTAGTATTCCCTTGCCTCGTCTTCATCCATTCCATCACGCTCCTGTAGTATGCTTATAATCTTATTTTCGTCACATACCAAAACGTTGGTCATTCCACAGCGACCTGCTGTACCCATTA